CATGAAAAATCTAGGATCGTAAAGATCGACATACGGCTTGCCGCCGGCGCAAAGCGCCCGCTCCGGTCGCTGGAGCGTATTTATTAAGAGTGAGGAACTGGTGGTGAGGATTCCAAGTATATTCTCGGAAGCCCCGTAAAGAACAGGGGCTGAAAATCCTCTCCAGCAGAAACCAGGATGTCCAAATTGAACAAAGGATGTCCCATAGAGTATCCAAGAAGATGGAGTTGTTGTAAGCTGATGTAGTCAGACGACCCAGTATAGTCTAACCTCTTGCCCGGAATCATGCGCCATGGATTATACCACGGCACCTCGACGGTCAAAGAGGGGTTGACGTCTGGGTGCATAACTGCCGCACCATGCATGGAAGCAGCAACACGATTGGTCACGCCCTTCAAAGCATTTCTCGAAATTTCGTCCAAACTGCCAAAAGAGGCAGGATTGTACGCAGTTATCGATTTAGCAAATTTGGTCGTGCCAACAGAGGTGGCTCCCGTGTTATTCACATAGATGGGGTAGGTCTGGCCATTGTGACGTTTGAACATGAGGTACTTAAATCTCATAGAACCACGCCACCCAGCATGCGCCATGGTAACCCAATGAATCAAGGTTGTAGCTGTATAATTGTACTTGGCCGGAGCAACGGCTCCATTGCCAAAAGCACCAGGTACATTACCCCGATATATGGGAAACGCAACATGACGTATAGAAATCTCAACATCATTCACAGTGGCACCAAGTCCACTGGCGATAGGGATTCTCATGGAATGCTCGAACCTTTTCAGTAATGTTCTGAACGATGGGATGGATTCACCATAAAAGACCAATGCCAAACTATCTGGCACTTTGGTGTCTTGAATGTTATCCTTCTCAGCATGTTCTCCATAAGCTGGATCATCTCCTGCCAAAACACACTCCTCGCCAGATTGTGGTTCAAAACCACTCTGAGGTTTAAAGGTGTAAAGGCCGAAGGAATCATTAGGTTCAATCACTTTGAAGTCAGGTCCAGCCGAAATATAAACATTGACCCACACCGTACTAGGACTACCAGTGGAAGTTGTAAGTGGATTGACCACGAACACTCCAAGAACTCCATTACCTGGCGCCCCTGTGGTTATCAAGACGGATTGGCTGTGCATGTCGGCAGAGCTAACAATTCCTGGATAGTTGTGTGGAAGATAAGTTAACGTGTTACCATTACCTATGGAAATGGTGATGTCACTCGTTTCACCAATGTCCACGATCTCTTGCTTATTGACGTTAAATTCGCCATCGGCTACGAAAGTGGAAGAAAACCGTTTGGGCTCATAAACGAACCTAATACGGCCTTTGTGGTGAGATGAGCAACACACCTGGAACCTAAAGTTCAAGGTCCCTGTCCATCGGTTGAACGGAAGACTAGCCATGGCGGTGGCTGTCAAAGTCAACCCGCCATCGGAAGTTTCCGCGAACTGGCAAGGGTCGACTCTCGTATTCCACAACAACTCGTCAGGTGTGTCACTGGTCTCAATAGGGAACTGGGCATACCAGCTCTCACGCGAGACTATGTTAGCAATACTCAACGTATCTCCGGGGTCGAGACCCACGACTCTTGGATCTATCGTGGTCTCTTGTTTGTCGTCAACGGTCAGCTTGAACACATTTTCGGGCACAGTGCCATTGGCTAAATTACCAGCATAACTGGGCTGTATGTGGTTAGGTACAGTGCCTGTAGCTGGTCTGGAAAAACCAAACTGCTTGGCGACACTACCAACAGCGCTGGCAACCTGCCCTGTGGCAGTTGCATAAGGTCCTATGACTGGAAGTTTAGATAAAGCGCCAGAAGCCATGGCGATGGCTGAAGCGGGCCCAGATATCAAACCTGGGTTAACTTTGTCTGACTCCATACCGGACTGTGCGATGATGCCGTTAGCATTAAGTGCTGTAGGTACAGCCAACTGTACATCAGTCGCCCAAGCAAATACTGTGATGGTCAGAGGATCAGTCCCTCCGGCCGTGTGGTTCAAAGGAGCTATGTCCCTCATTCTGATAGTGCCTAGGTAAGCGGCAGAAGCCGTGGTAACATCTAGGTAATCATAGTTATAGAAGAACGGAAGGGTCAAAACTCCGCCGGACGAAGTGGTTGGATTCAAGAAAATTCTGGGACACTGAGATAAAGAAATCAGGTCCCCAAGCTCATTCGCGAACCCATTCGTTTGATCGGATGCCGAACACGGAATGTATGATGCCATTGCTCTGCCGAAGTAGAAACTATTGCCATTAACAACAAACTTGACATGTAGCTTCAAACTCATAAGCGCAAAGTTGGAGATCCTATTGGACACACGTTTGTCCGTTAGGAATCTAGTCCATGGGTCGAACGATAAGTTCATGGACGTTCCCAA